CCTCCTCACTTGATGTCGAGCGCCACCAGTTGCAGGTACCGCTCGCGTGGCGACAGGTGGAGGGCGTCTCCCTCCGGGCTGCCGCTGGGGGCGCGGTCCGACGACGTGCGCTCGTGCGCGGGGTCGCCTGACGTGCCGTGATCGTTGGAGCGACCAGGGCCGCTCATGCCACCGCCACCGCCCATGACGCCAGCGTGGTCGCCGTTGGGCTCGCCGCAGTGGTCGCAGATGCCGTCGCCGTTCGAGTCCTGCGCCATGTACGGCCCAGGATTCGGGTCGATTTCGTCCTCGTCGGCGGGTTCGTTGCCGCTCGGGGGCTGCTGCGCCGCGCGCTCACCGCACTCAGCGCACAGCGCGGCCTCGACGGCGTTCGCGGTCTCGTCGAACATGATGTGGGCTCCTGGGATCGAGTCGCCAAGCGAGCGCAGCGCGGCGGTCGCGTCAGCGTAGGCAGGGAACACCACCGGGCCGAGTTCGTGCAGCACGACCTCGCGCACCGAGCGGACGTGCTTCGCGCCGTTGCGGTTCCACGACTCTGCGCCCTTCGGGACCTCGAAGCGGAACGACATTCCTTTGACTGCTTGCTCGCGAATCGCCTCAGTGAGCGGTTCGATCAGCCAGTTATCGAACATTCGAGCCCGGAAGTAGAGGCCACGGTCGTCTTCGCGGATGTCTTGGATGGCTCCGATTGGCATGTTGCCGATCAGGGGGTGGCGTCCGTGATTGAACAGCAGCGGTGGGGTGCGGTGCTCCAACGTGCGCTTGAACGCACCGGGCTTGATGACCTCGGTGTACGTGCCGAGCAGGTCGTCGATGTCAGCAGGCGAGTTGAACACCGCGGCGTAGCCTTCGAGAGTTCGGCCGTCACCGTCGTCGCGTTCGAGTGTGAACACTGCTTCGCGCTCGAAGATGTTGCCGTCCTTCGCCGATTTCGCCCGTCCACCGCCGTTCCCGCCGCTATTTCCGGCTGATCCGATCCCGAGAGTCTTCGCGCACGCGTTGATCGAGCCCATCGCCTTCGGTCCGAACGGCGACTGCGGCGCGCGTGACAGCGCGTTGCGGACGTGCGGCGGGTCGCACTTCCCTGACGCGTCCTTGATCGGGAAGTGCCGCAACGACCGCGGCGTGGTCTTGCCGTCGCTGTCCTTCGAGCCGCCACCCTCGATGAACGCGAACGACGAGTCGGGCAGGTTGTTGACGTAGGCCGTGTCCCACACGGCTCGTTCGTCAGTGGCGGTCATAACGCTCCTCCCAGGTTCAGGAATGTTGACATACAGGGCTGCTTGTTGCTTCTTCGCCTGTTCGAGGGTCGGATGGCAGCCCATCAGACGGCCGGTGGTCTGTGACACGACGCCGTACGGCTTCGAGACCGGGCAACCGGAGTGGTGTGGCTTGATGAGCCACGGCATCAGAGGGTCGGCGCGACCGCGCGTGGTGGTGGGCTGATGGCGCGCGGCCCGGCGCCGTTCCCGAGTGCGGGAGGTCCCGCTGGCCCGGCGGCCGGTGCCTCCGGCGAAGGTGACGGCACGCCGGGCTCAGCGGGGAGCATCGCCTGGGGCGGTTGCAACTGCACGCTGACCAGGCCGGTGTGCTTCAGCATCGAGAGGTCACCTGCGACGACGGCTTGGACGGCACTGTCGGGCTCGAACCCGTCTTTGATCAGGTTCACGATTGTGGTCGCGTCCGCGGAGAGGATTTCGGCTTGGTCCTTGAGGTCCTCGCGCAGGAACGGGATGTCGCTGTCGTCGTACCACAGGCGTGCACCGTCTGGGACACCGATGATGGATTCCATCGCGCCGGAGAACGACCGCCACAGTGGCCGCAATGTCCCGTCGACGAGGCGGCGGCGCGCCTGGGAGTAGTTCGAGTTGTGGACCGCGACGCCGGACGCGACGAACGCGTGGCTGCCCACCGAGAGGTCGTAGACGGGCTCGACGGAGCCTGCGGTGACGCTGCGCACCGTGAAGAACCCGAGCCGGTCCGGGTCGAGGCCCGCCTTGTGGAGGTCGCCGCCCTCGGGCGCGCTGCGCCGGTCGCTGAGGCGGTGCTGGTACAGCGGGTCGAGCGTCGGCACTGCTTCGAGGCCCGTCGTCATTGCGAATGCCCAGAAGTCATACGCCTCATGGCGGCCGGGGTTCGGCAGGCCGGACGCGAGTTGGCGGCGGTAGGAGACGTTCGAGACAGACACGCCGCACGAGACGAACAGCGTGCGGACCTGCTCGACGAGTGCCCGGTTCGCGAAGCCGATTGCGCCGACGCCGCGACGGTCGACCGAGCCGTCGCTGTCGAGCAGCCCCGCGAGGAACGCGAGGCGGCGTGCCCGGTCCATGCGGAACACCCAGCCGGGCAGCCGCTTGGTCTTGGCGGTCCCGGCGAAGCCGAGCGCGGCAAGGAACTGCGACGCGGCGACCGAGTGCCAGGAGAACGAGCGCGGGCCGTGACCGATGCGGGCATCGAACAGGCTGGCGGTCAGCGCCTCGTAGGCGTTCCGCACCCGACCGTCGGGCGGGATCGCGAGGCTGAGGCCACCACGACCGGCGCCGCTGCCGTCGCCGACGTACGCGCCGAGCCAACGGGCCACGTCCTCGCTGATCCACTCGGGGGCGACCTCGCCCACGTCGGGGAGGGATCGCACCTCGACGACCCGATCACCGGGGCGCAAGTCCTCCACCGTGCGCCACTCGACGCCGGGCGCCCGTGTCGGGTTCGCGCCGCGGTAACGCTGACCGGGGACGCGGACGAGCACCGGGTGATTGGCGGTGGCGTGCAGCACCCGGTTCTTGGTGCGGATCTCGTAGACGCGCTTCTCGCCGACGCAGCCCTGCCACTCGACTGGCTCGACGGTTCCTTCCGGGGTCCAGACCTGGGCGCCGGGGTGCACGTCGCGGATCGCGACGGGGCCGTCCGGTGTCCACACGGGCTCGTCGCCGGGCAGGCAGTAGGTCGAGGCGGCGAGACCCTCTGAGAGGCCAACGATCACCGGTGGGACACCCGCGCACGCCGCGATGCGGGTCTCACCGGCACCCTGCGTCGCTTTCACCGCCAACTGCTCGAACGTCTGGCTCACGGTCTTCACGTCCGCGCCACCCGCGACGAACAGCGTCTTGCCCGCGTTCTGTGCGCCCTCGTGTTCCCGCTTGTACCAGTCGACCCACTGCTCGAAGCGGTCCTGCTGCAACGCCGGGTCGAGGGTCACGACGTAGGACAGGTTGGCGCCCTGGCGCAGCGTCGACGACTTGTGATTGGTGAGCAGGTTGTCGTTGAACACGTCGGGCAGGCACGGTGAGAGCCACGACATCCCCATCGGCATGTTCAACCGGCGCGGGTACGGCTTGTAGTGGCAGATTTCGCCGGGCATGAACTCGACGATGTCGCCCGGGTCGGGTCCTTCCTGGTACGTGTAGATGCCGACCCGTGTGCCGAGCGAGCCGGGCTGCCCCCAGTACGCGCCGGTGATCTGGGTGCCGCCGAGGATCACGCGGTTCGGGTCGAGCCGGACGAGATACCCCTGGCCGTCGCGCACCCAGTACGAGTTGCCGCACGCGAGGATGTCGAGTTCGGACTGGCCGAGCAGGTCACCGGTCTGGGCGCCGGGCCACGGTTCGTCGAGGACCTTCAGGTTGTTGGTCACGAACAAGTCGGCGGCGCGGCCTCGCTGAAGGTACTGGTACGCGAACCGTGCCTCCGAGAACAACAGCATCCTGGTCGCGGCGCACGCGAACACGATGCTGTTGGTGTCGTAGGCGTCGCCGCCGTACCCGCCGAGTTGCACGGCCTGGTGGGCCATGCCCTGGTAGTTGACGATCAGGCCCGGCGCGAACTGTCGAGCCCAATCCAGGATGGAGATGGGTTGGGCTGGGCCGTCTCGTTCTTGCACGGCCCGGTCGAACAGTCGGGCGAGCATCTGTTCCCCTCTCAGGCGCTCAGCACGCTCGCCGCGGGCACTGCCTTCGTCGCCATGATCGGCACGTTGATGTCCGAGTCGGGTGGGACGAGCGGCAACGGCGGGTAGGCGACGGCGTTGCCAGTGTCGACGAGCAGTTGATTGAGCACGTCACCTGACGGGAGGATCAGCCACGCGAGGAGGCGACCGTACTTGCCTCGGGCGTCTCGTTTGCTGGTCACGATCTGGAAGTTGGTCGCGACCGGGAGTTGCCCGGCGACGTACTTCAAGGCGTCCCGCCCTGCGGCGGTGCCGAGTTCGGGTGCGTTGACGCCGCAGTAGCGCAACGTCTGATCGATGTGGCCGCCCGTGACGATCCCGAGCCCGATGTCTTGCTCGCGGAGGGTGACCGTGACCGTGCAGGTGTCGCCGTCGTGGTGGCTCAACAGGCGCGCCGCGTACACCGTCATCGCGTCCCCTTCTCTAGACTCTAGAGGTATGCCGATGTGCCTCGCCGACGTGCCCGTGGCCGCGACGTTCGACCCGAAGGTCATCCTCGTGGACCAGCACGCTCCTGCGCTACCCCGACGAGGAGCAGCGCCGCGCCGAGCAACGCCACGCCGAGGATCGGGTCGACGAGCCACCCGGCGGCGATGAGGGCCGCGAGGCCGAGGCCCTGGCAGAGGAACGCGAATCTCACAGCGCGGCGAGCACGAGTCTGACGACTACCGCCACGAGCAGGACCACGAGCGCGCCGAGGAGCAGGACGCCGAGCGCGTCGAGTCCCTCGGTCGCCTCTGGGTCGCGGTCGAGGTCACGGCCCTCCTGGTCCATCACAGGAGCGCCCCGAAGATCCCTGGCTCCGGCTCAGCGGGGACGTGGATGCGGTCGTACGCGATCACGGCGCAAATGCCGAGGTCGATATGCCGTTTCGAGGCTTTCGACTCTTTGACGGGGCGGGCGCCACGGGCGTCGCGCTTCAAGACCATGTTCTCGACGTGGCGGGCCATGCGCTTGTCGTCGGTGTGGGTGAGGCCCTTGTCGAGCACCGCGTCGTAGAAGCGCTGCCACGCCGGGATGATCCTCGCCAACTGGCCCGTCTGATACTCGGCCATCGGGAGGCCATCGTCGGCGAGGAGTTGCAGTGACCGTTGCCAGCGGAACGGGTCGCAGGCGACCTCACGGACGTTCCACCGGTGGCACGCCTCGGTGATCGTGTGTTCCACGTCGACGATCGGGACTCGCCAGTGCTCGTCGTCGGGGTTCTCCCAGCATCCGACGACCCACAGGTGAGCGTCGAGGGTGCACCCGACGATCCCGGTCGAGTCGCCCGCGTAGGAGCCGTCGAACGCGAGGACGCACGTGGTGCCGTCGAGTGGGACACCGCGCTCGGCCGTGCACCGATCCCACGCGCCGTGCGGCAGCGCGGACTCGCTCGCCGTGACGAACACGTTCGTGCGCTTGGTGCGGAACTCGGCTTCGGGCGTCCGGGGCAGCACCGCCCGGAAGTCTTCCTCGGACACGATGTCGTCGAGGCCAGGGTTCGCTTCGCGCCACACACGGGCGTTGGTGTGGTCGGCTTCGGCGCCGGCGCGTGGCTCCCACCACGCGAAGAAGAACGACGGGTCGTCGACCTCACCCGACGCGACCCGCTTCCCGTGCTGATAGAGCCGGTAGCAGAGCGTGTCGCCGCCACGGGTGTCGACCCGTGACCCGGCGGTCGTGATCCCCAGGATGAGCGGGTCGATGCGGGCACCCGACCCGAGTGTCATCACGTTCCACAGGTCGTCGTTGGGTTGGGCGTGGACCTCGTCGAAGATCACGAGGGTCGGTGAGAGGCCTTCTTTCGTGTACGCCTCCGCGGACAGGACCCGGAACACGGTGCCGTTCTGGACGTGTTCGAGGGCGTCCCGGAACGGCCGGACTTCCCGGCGCAGTTCGTCCTCCAACTCCACCATCCGCTTCGCGACGCCGAACACGATCCGGGCCTGGTCACGGTCCGCGGCGCAGGCGTAGACCTCACCGCCGGGCGGGCCGAGGAACAGGGAGTGCAGCGCGATCCCTGACGACAGCGCCGACTTGCCGTTCTTGCGGGCCATGCCGATCAGGCCGTGGCGGTACACCTTCGACCCGTCGGCGTCGCGGGCGAGCAGCGACTTGAGCAACTGCTCCTGCCAGCCCCGCAACACCAGCAGTTCGCCCGGCGACCCGGCGACCGTCTCCTTCGTCTGGCGGCACAGGCCGTCGATGAACGCGACGCACTCGTCGCCGTCGCCGTCCCGGCGCTGGCGTGCGGTCGGCACGGTCGCCCACCGTGGCGGCCAGCCGCGGTGTCGAGGGCTCATCCGCCGTGCGCCCGGTCTCGGCGCTCCCGCAGGTCCTTCAACTTCGACTCGCCGATCCGGACCTCCGCCAGGGCGAACCGGGCCCGGTCAGTTGGGGTGAAGCCGAGCAGCGACAGGCCGGACACGATCTGGCGGTCCAACTCCCGGAGCGCCTTCCGGTCCTCGGAGCCCTCACCGGACGGCATGTTCGGCTGGGTCGCTTGCAGGACCCGGAACCGGAGCGCCTGCCGTTCGTCGACCTGCTCGCAGACGACCTGGAGGAGTTCGAGGTCCGAGTCGGGGCTGACCCAATGGCGGGCGGCGTCCCAGACCCGATCCCACAGCGCACGGCCGTCCTGACCCAGCGGTCGGACCGGTTGCGGCGTCGCGCCCGCCGCGGGGAGGAGCACCACCGAGCCCTCCGGAGGGAGGTCCTTGCGGGACGGGTTCCCTCGGCGGCGGTGCAG